GGGCTCATCTGCAGGGTCAACAACCCCGCACTGGCCGACACCTTGTGATAGCTGCCGACAGTCATGGTGTTTTCCTCAGAACAAGCGTTACCAGGCCGTCGCCGCCTGGCTCTATGCGCGTGATGATGTAGTTGCCACCACCGTCCTCAGGCGGCAAATCGACCACCACGCTCTGCCGCGTATCGACACCCGCGTTGTCACCAACGCGGATGACCAGGTGCGGCTCACGCAGGCCGGTATTGATCTGGCCGAGCTTGGGCTGTAGCCACGGCGCGGAGAACATTCCGAGGACCTCGCGACCCTCGATATGCGCGAGATCGCCGAGGACATCGAACACAACCTCATCCACGTTATCGATCAGGTCGCGGAAGGCCATGATCAGATCGTCAAGCGGAGGACAGCACGAGGACGGGTGCAGATGTGCAGCGGGTTGGACTGAGCTTCGCCGTCAATACCCTTCCCAAAAGGCATTTCCTCAATTTTGCTGTAGTACGGTAGGCCCTCGGTGTTGACGGTCTCGATATAGTCCGCCGGGGCGTAGATCGACAGGAACAGATCCGAGACACCCTCTGGGACCAAGCGAGCCTCGTCATCGGACACATACGCCTTACCGCCGACCTTGCCGCGATAGCGCTCCCAACTGATGCCGCCGAATTCGAAACCCTCCCGCCCATCACCCCGCAGGGCTGCGGCTTGTTGGCTGCCCTTGTAGGTCTCAACCACCGACGGGTGAGAGATCAGCTTCTTCCAGAACGTCTTGCCACAGAATGCACGCGCGCCGGTGGTGGTGACATTGCCGAGCGCGTCCTCCTGCATATCCAGCGCATCGACGCACTGAGCCTGGATGTTGGCGTTGGGGTCGTTGAGGGCCATCGACAACGTCTGTCGGGACACACCGAAGGTTTTGTAGATGTCCAGCAACACCGTAGAGCCGTCAGCGTCGAGCACCTGGCCATTGACCGCCCCCATGCGGTGATACTCGTGGGTAGCGTCCAGCTGGCTCCGAGCCTTGCCCAGGCGTTTGTTCACGACTGCCTGAACAGCCTGCAGTTCGGTGGTGGAACCGAAGGCACGAATACCTTGGATCTCATCAGCCTTGATCGAGAAACGTTGCGGCAGGTGGATGGTGTTGAAGGGGATGAGCTTGCGCTTGCTGCCAGCAACCACCAAACCGGAGGTACCGCGCTCTCCCGCAGGCACCAGGGCGAGGGTATCGCCGTCCTTTTCGATCTGAACGGTCAGGGTCGGGACGCCTTCTTCGCGGAACAGCCCGAGAGCAGCCAAGCGGCCCGGCACGTACTCTTGCTCGTTGATGGCCGCAGTCAGGGCTGCAACGCCGAAAGCATCATCTTGAAAAATGGCAATCTCAGCCATGGGGAACTCCAGAAAGTAAGAACCCCGCTCAAGGCGGGGTTGGAAAAAGAAAGGGGTCAGGTCAACGCAGGATGATGAAGTGCGCCGCCAAGGACTTTTCCGCATCGCCGTCGAGGCCCGTCAACAGCGCCTCGGTGACCTCGGCCAGTCGCACCACAGCGCGCCCACGTCGCGAGACGTCCGATTCGCCGAGCGGAGCGAAGAGGATGCAGACGGCGTTCTCGCTGCCGTCTTCAGCTTCGGGGTTGTAGGGAGCGAACTCACCACTTGCGGTTACCAGACCGAGCAACTGGCCAGCAACCAGCGCTGGGCCAGCGACGATGTTGATGGCTTCGCGGGAGATTTTCCCGGCACCTTCAGAAAGCAAAAATTCACCGGCGTGGACCGGTTCCTGGTGGATGGTGCTCATGGTCGTGCTCCTTTGTTGGCGGCCTGCCGGCGGGCAGCCCAGATGTTGGATGGATTGGGGAGTTGCGCCTTGACCTTCTCTTGATCGTCGTCAGCCGGCGGCAGGGCGTTGTTGATCTCGAAGCCCTTACCGGAGCTGACAATCTTCTCGAACAGTCGCGCCCGCACCGCGTCAGCATCCAGCCCTGCAGCGACGTACTCTTTGGTCAGCTCAGGCAACCGCGCTGCGACACACAGATCGTGTACGCCTTTAGCCTGCTTAAGCGCTGCCTGCACCGTGGCCGCGTCAGTCAGCTTGGTCGACGCGATCAGCGTCTCAGCCAGGTTGCCGATACCCGCCTTGGAACAGCCCTGAGTGATCATCAGCGCCAGCGCCGTGGAGTCGGCGACGTCAGGCTTGGTCGGCGCAGGCGGCTTTGCCGGGTCGGCTGCCGGCGGCTTGTTGGCCAACTGATCGAGCAACGTCTGCGGAGTTTTCTGGTACCGGGCCATGGCCGCGCCATTCCCCAGGCATGCCCGCACCTGAACGCCACTGCCAATCTCATCAACCAGCCCGAGCGCGAGCGCCTCCTCGGCGGTGAGCCAGCTCTCGGCGTTGACCAGGCGGCGCAGTTCGGCTTCATCGATGTCAGGTGACTTGGCCTTGTAAGCCGCGATGATCACCTCGAACGCCTGGTCGAGCACATCGGCCACCCGGCGCAGCTCCTCCGCGTCGCCTTCAATCCAGGTGTAGGGGTTGTGAATCATCAGGATCGCGTTCGACGCCATCACAACCCGGTGAGCGCCGCATACCGCAACGCTACCCGCACTGGCAGCCAAGGCATCGATACGAGCGGTGCAACGCTCGCCCAGCCGGCTCAGCGCGTTATGGATGGCCACACCCTCGAACAGGTCGCCGCCGTTGGTGTTGAAGGCCACTTGTACCGGCGAGACACCGTCATCGATCGCCTTCAGGTCGCGAATGAACTGGTTGGCGGTGATGCCCCAGCCACCGATCTCGCCATAGATGTAGATCTCGATCGGGGTTGGCTCGGCGTCAGCAGCGCCTTCGGCCTTGGTCGCGGCGCTGATGCGATACCAGTGCTGTTCGTTTTCCGGCTGGGGCGCGGGGGCCTTGTTGAAGATGCGGATGGGGTTCAAGGGTTTCATGCTTTCTCCTTCTCGTCGGGATCGTCATCGACCGCCGACAAAGTGCTGTACTTGATACCCAGGCCCTGCGCCCGGGCGAGATCGGCAGCGTTTTCTTCGTCCACCACCTCGGCATCGGTACCGTTGCGCAAACAAGTCTCGCTGCGCGTGGTGAACCCGGCAGCGATTTCCATCTGCCGGGACTGGACGTCTTGAACGGGGTGGATGTAGGCCCAGCCTTGCGGCACCCAGCGGGTGCGCTGGTATTCGCGGCGCCGCTGTGAGTAATCCGGCAGGTCGAGCGCCCCAGCCAGCACGGCCATATCCAACCAGGCTTGCCGCACCGGGCGGCACAACTGGTGGACGTAGACCTGGAACTGCAGCTGCTCCAGCCGGCGCCGGAACTCGGTCAGCACCACGCGGATCGCGCGGTCGTTCACGCCCTGCATGTCGCCGGTCATCAACTCGTAAGGCAAGCCGGTGCCGGCAGCAGCAGCCATCAGCTGCTGCCGCATGAAGTCGCGGTAGTTGTTGCCCGCGTCCGGCGGGTCGGAGAACTCGATCTCCTCGCCGGCCCCCAGCTCCTGCACGGTGCCGGGTTCCAGCCCCACCATGGGGGTAAAACCATCCCGGTCGAGGTCGACTGGCGCACCGGTGAGGGGATCAAGCTGTGGCCGACCGTCCGGCGCAGGCTTGCGCACGAAGCCTGCGAACAGGTTGGCCACCTCCTGCCGGAACAGCACCGCATCGTCGAAGTTGTCCAGGCTGCGCAAGCGCTTCAGGACCGGCGCCAGGCGCGGCACACCGCGCAATTGCCCCGGCTCCAACGGCTCGAAGATGTGCAGCATCTGCTCGGCCGGAACCCGTACCAACTGGTTGTAGCCAACATTCAGTGAGGACTTGTCGCTGGGGTGGACGCGGTAACACCAGTACGCCACCCGCCGGCCCATGCCGTTGAACTCGATCCCGGCGCGGATGACGTTACCAAAGCGGGTCATCTCGAACTTGTCGTGAGGGACGAACTCCGGCGCCAGGCACTGCAGTTGCAGTGGCACCGCATAGCCATCCTCCAGCCGGCGCGGGCGCAGACGGATGAAGCATTCGCCTGACTGCTCCACGGTGCGCGCCACCAAGGCCTGGAGACCGTAGAAGTCGGTGAGCTGATCGGCGTCAGCCTCATCGACCCAATCCTCCCACAGGACCTGCATCGTCCTGCGCTCCTCTTTATCCGCCAACTGCGGATGCGGTGTGATGCCGGTGCCGATCAGGTTGCTGACCCGCTTGTCGATGACGTTGGCGGCGTATGGGTCATTGCGGACCGCGCTGCGGGAGCGGGAACGCAGGTTGCGCAAGGCTGGCATGATCAGGCTGTTCACGCCGGTGTCCGGCGCATCCCACCCCGATGAGCGCCGTCCCTCGGCGGCGCCTTCGTAGCTGGCCTTGATCCGCTCGGGCACCAAGATGCCCGAACGGCCGAGAGACATATAGCGTCCGCTCACAGTCCCTTGCCCCCATGGTAGAGGCGAGTCACGCGCGAGCGCGGCCCGGCGGCCTTCACCAGTTCAGACTGGATCAGGTCGCGGGCCTTGATCAACTCATCGACCGTTCGATACTCGACGGTACGATCCGAGTACCGAACGATCTTTTCACCACGCGCGATCGCACGCTCGACGGTGGCGAGGTCTGCTTTTGTGTAAGCCATGTCAGCGTCTCCTCAGGTAGCCGCTGCTGGAGCTGCGGCGTTGCATGGGTTGGGGCGCGGCACGTGGGGCCGGCTGTGGTGGTGGCTCGTTGCGCCTAACCGGCGCCGGTGCAGTTGGTGGCGGCGAATCGTCTTCACTCTGGTCACCTGCCACCGGATCGCGGGCCTGAGGCCGGGCTGGCTGCTGCTCGCCTTGGTCGAACAGGCTGGCCTGCGCGAGCGCCTGCCGCAACTTGTCCCAGTCTTGTTCGCCGTACCGGTGCAGGCCGAGGAAGTTGGCCATGGCCAGGTTGTACACCATGAGGTCCAGCGCCTCGTTGCGCTCGGCCTTGCTCTTGACCCACTCGATCCGCTTATAGCCCTTCACGTAGCGCGCGATCTTGCGTTCGGCCACGCACTGCTGGAAGAACTCGTCCGGCAGGTCCTTGGCGAAGTGCAGCGCACCAGGGCCCTTCTCGAAGCTGTAGCGGTTATAGATCCAGTCCTTGGCCGTGTCGGTACCGACGATCCACAACTCAGCACCATTTCGCTCGGTCTGGCCTTTCCAGGTGACGTCCACCTGCGACGGGCGCTGGGCGATAACAGGCCGGCCCGGCTTACTCGCCCCCTTGAGCGCAAACACGTTGCGCCAACGGCGTACGCGAGTGAACTGGTAGACCTCGTGGGTGTGGTGGCCGCCGGAGTCGATGCCAGTGGCCAAGATCGCCAGGCTTACCCCGCAAGGGTGGCGGTAGCGAATCTTGAGGCGGTCATCGAGCAGCGCCCAGGTGCGCTCGTCGGCGGGGTCGCCGGGGATCACCTGGTGATCGACCACCCAGCGTTCCATGCCGGCGCCCCAGGCCATGACCATCAGCTCCAGGCGGTTGGCCTGAACGTCGACGGAGGCAGTCAACGCAAGCGCTCCCACAGGCAATGTGCCGAGCACGTAGTCTTCTTGCAGCGCGCGGGCCTGCAGTACTTCGGCCTTGGTCTGCTCTATCGCACTGTCCCAGACCTCAGCCAGGCGGGTGTTGTAGAACACCTGCATGGGCTCGAGATCGCCGCGATCCTGGGCGCGCTTGGCTTCCTCGAACTCGCGGGCCAACATTGTCCACGAGTGCCAGCCCAGCGGGGCATACAGCGCGTTGAGCTGGAAACTCACCGTCTCGCCGTCCCCTTTCGCATGCGCGCGCCACTCGCCTTTAGCCAGCATCTCGCTCTTGTGGTGCTCCTCGATCAGCACATCACAATCCGACCCAGCGCACTGGTAGTGAACGGTGCTGAAGTCAGGCGAGTACAGCAGGCGGTCCCAGCTCAGCACCTGCATGTGCCCACAGGTCGGGCACGGCACGTAGAAGTGGCGCTGATCGCCCATCATGAAGAGGTCGTCGATCCGCGACGCCCCCTTGATGAGCGGTGAACTGGAGAAATAGAACTTGGCATTGCGCCCGAAGGTACTGCCCCTGGCCTCGGCCAGCTTGATGGGGTCGCCCTCTTGGTCGACGTCGACATCCCAACGATCAACCTCATCGCCGTAGATGTACCGCGCCGACAGCTCGGACAGGTTGGCAGCCGAGCCAGCCGTAGTGGCGAACAACGTGCCACCCTCGAACTCCTTGGTGTCCATGGTGTTGCGGGCATCTCTGGAGCGGTTAGCCGCCACACGCGCCTTGAGTTCGGGCGTTGCATCGATCGTCTTACCGATCCGAGAGGACACCCGCTTGGCTAGTCCCAGGCTGGGCAGTAGTGTCAAGATGTTTGACGGCGCCATGTGTATCAGCGCCCCGATCCAGTTCAGGGCAATCTGCGTTTTCATCAGCTGCGATGCGACCTTGGTCACCACCCGCTTGCACGGGTGGGCTGGAGACAGGCAGCGCATGGGTTCGCGGGCGTACGGTGTACGCGCGGTGCGGTACTTGCCAGGCTCTGCGGCGCCGGTATCACGCGGGATCCGCATGTACTCGTCCGACCACTCGTCGACCCACAGATCGGGGTCAGGCTTCAGCCCTCTGCAATACGCTTCGCGGTACACCTCGGCACCGTCTGCGTATCCGGTGGGCATAGGCTCAGCTCTGTGTAATGGCTTGCGAAAGGTCGGCGCTGTTCATCTTGCCGACCTCGGTGAAGACGCGGCGGAAGGCGTCAACGAGGTGTTTCTCGATGTCCCACGGATCACTCATCGCGACTAGCTCGGCGGCCAGCTGTGGCGCAAGGCCGAGAAACTGATCGCGAAGCATACGACCTGCAGAGTACGCGGCATCTTCTACAGCCTGCCGCTCGACCAGGTTGCCCTGGACCTTGTTGAACTCTGCCTCAGCCAGTTGGGCGAGGTAGTACTCGCGGTGCGCCTTCGCCTTCTGGAAGTTGTGAGCCCCGACGGATGCAGAATCTGGCTGCAGCGTTCCAGCTGGGCCGGGGCCGGGCTGGAGCAGGCTTCGAACATCCCGCTCGACGCGGTGCTCCTCGTGCCGAGCGGCGACAGCCGCCTTGCTCGGATCGGCAGATTCGGCCAGCAGCAGTTCTGTGGCTTCTACATCGACCTTACCGTCGGCGGTTAGCACCAGGCGATCCTGCTTGGCCAGTTTTGAAACGTAGGATTTCGACCATCCGTGCCGGGCGGCGAACTCCGATTTCGTCAGGTGGGTCATGTCGAAACGTCCAGTTCACCCAATGAATTCAGGGGGTTAACCAGTTCACCGCAGTTCACTAAGCTGGTGAACCTTCCGCTAACAAAGAACCGCGGGTTCCCGGTCCCGTACCCCGGCCATATCGCCAGGGTCCCCGGCCCTCGCCGGCTGCCCGTGGGTCTACGGTGCTCGCGAGGCATCAGCAACACCGGCAGCACCGGCCACGGGGCTTCTCTTGGTAACGGCCCGTGGCCAACGCCATGCTCAGCGCCTCTACAAGCACCTCCTTCGGGGTTTCCTCCAAAGTCTTCTGCCAGTAATGTCGTGCACGCGTCAGGTCGCAATCCCGACGCACCTGCATATCGATGTAACGCATTACCTGCTCCCAGGTTTGGGGGCTTTTTTTCTCTTCTTCCGGAGTCAAGGACATGACCATCTCCAACATCCAACAATTTGATGAGATCACCGGGCAAGTACTCGGCGCGCTGTACGAGAACTTTCCAGTTCCACGCCATCTGCTGATCAAGCAGTTCGTTGAAGGTGGATACACCTTCGATGAACATGCTGCGATGGATGTCGCTGACGAGCGAGGCGAGTTCTTCATAGCCTGTATCGACTGGTTGGCTGAAGCCGGCTATCTATCTTTCAAGGAACAGTCGTACGGTAACGGGGTTTTGAATGCAGTGTTGACCGCCAAGGGCTTGGAGGCCTTAAAAGCGATCCCCGCAAGCCTCACCGCTGGGCCATCCTTAGGCGACCAACTCGTTGACGCCACCAAAAGCGGAACCAAGAACATCCTCGGCAGCTTGGCAGGCGAGGTGCTTTCGGTGGGCTCCCGCCTCGTAACCGCCCACTTTGGCTTACCGGGATAACTCAACGCTAGGCTTACGGTCGGGTCACTGCCCCGACTCGCCGGCCTGGGCCGGTGCCTGCTCGACGCCCAACCGCTTGGCGGCCCAGCGCTCGTAGAGGTTGATCGCCACGTCGGCGCCGGCCATTGCGGTCAGGCATCCGACCGCTGCTGCCGCCCATACCGAAACACCAAGTGCGTACAGCAGCATGTTGGTCGACAATCCGCAGGTGACACAGGCACCCGAACGCAGAGCCAAACGGCGAATCAGCCCCCAACCACGAGCACCCGCTTTGTCCGCTCGCCACATTTCTCCCGATACACCGCCGACCAGGGACAGCACGATCACCATCCAGATCGGCAGTTCGGCTAACGCTTGTTGCTCGCTGTTCATGTAAGCCTCATTGGCAAAGCACGGCGCCGGAAAAAGAAAACCCCGCCAGTCGGCAGGGTTCTCGATGCACCGATAAGGTCGGGGCGGGTTGCACAGCACAGTGCTTGTGGGGAAAGCGCCTAAGCGCACTTTTGATATCGTGGTGCCTTTTTACATGCCACCGGAAAAACCGAAAAGAGCCTATTTTCGGTACGTAGTAACGTGGTTGCTATGTCGGTTCAATGTTGCACACAAGTCGCATAGTGACCCGACGAACGGTTTGCTCACGCACCCGGCCAGCACGCGCAGCCAAGATGGCAAACACCTGCAAATGCAGCGCCTTGACCCAGTTCCGGTAGGTGCGGTCGGCGTCCTCTGCCAGCCCAACTTCACGCATCTGCTCACGCACAGTTGCTCCATGCAGGTAACGAAGCTGGGCCAGCTTGGCCAGGGTCGCTCCGCGTGCATCACGTCGGTCCAGCTGGACTACAGCTGCATCGACTTCCGCCGCTGCGTGATCGAGACCGGCACCGGCGATCAAGATTCTCGCCCCTGAAGAGCCACCACGCGGTGCAGCCCCCTTCCATTCCATGATGCTGCCCATTTGGCTACCAAGGCTGGCTTCCAGACCAAGCTGCGCCCGGCGCTCCCCCCAATGCTTCATCAGCTCACCAATCAGTCGCAGGCGCTCGACCTGGTCATTGAGCTGCGCCATTTCGATCTGGTGTAGCGCGAGATCAGCCTGTTGCTGCATGCGTAAAACCTGATCCTTCGTCATTACCATGCCTCCCCGAGCAGTACCCAACACACATTCAACGAACTCAACACAAACCCAACACACTTGAAGCTCAACAATTTCAATGGATTAGAAGTGTTTGTGTTTAGTGTGTTGGGTGTGTTGGGTTTTTCGGAGGTCGCATCGAAACTTACTGCCCCCTCGTTCTCACCTTTAAAAAAATTGCGCATGCGCGCGCGCGTACTCAAACCCAACACACTCAACACACCTGCCCGCAATGCCACGAAATCCGGGGACTGAAACTGTGTGGACTTGCCAAAATCAACCCAACACCACCCCAACACACTCAACACACATACCGGCGAAGTCATGCTGCAAGCCTCTTGATATGGTCCCAGCCGTCCACGCTCCACCCAGCCAGCTTCGCTCGTGCACGCCACTCGACAACGTTCTTGCCCAGCTCGGCCGACTTCATGGATGGGGGCAGGGAAGGATCTCCATCGCTCGGGAAGAAGAACGCCGCAAAGCGCCGCGAGCTGCCATCCGTCCAGGGGATGGCGCGCGTCTTCTCCACCTTCGCGCTGAGCATCAGCGAGAACTTGGTGTGGCTCATGGCGTTCTCTTTGTTGTGCGAACACCATTCAAGGAACATGGCGTACACGTCCGAGGTCAGGCAGCAGCCCCAAAGGCCGTGCCCCAGCTCGCCTGCGCGCCAGAGATGGAAGAAGGTCTGCCAAGCAGTGCGGCTCAGCTCAACAAGTCGCTGACGGGCCTCGGTCTTTGGCGGCCGGGTGCGCTGGTTGAAATCACCGAGGTCAACATCCAGTAGCCAGCCGTACAGGGCAGCTACGCCGCCGTTGGCCAGCTCTCTTGCGATTGCCTTCTGCCGCTCGGCGGGCAACGTCTCCAACGGCCACATCACCAGCATCCGGCGGTCGTCTTCGCTGATCGGCCACGGCATGATCTCGTTGCTCAGGAACGCTGAGTTCATGTGGTTGGCCTCTTCCCAGCCGTTGATGAACTTCGACTCCATGCGCACCGTTTTGCCGGTGATCATGTGCTTGATTTTGCCGACCTGGTTATAACGCTGATCGCGGCTCACAACCTCTTCGAACACGGCCCACAACTTGCCGCTTTGCCAGGCGTTGAAGTTGCCTTCTAGCTGTGTCTGTCCAACCGTGGCGCCGTAACGACCATAAAGCTCGCCCATGATGTCCGCGAACAGCAGGCTCTTGCCCGAGCCTTCCATGGTGGAGTGGAACAGAATCGCGGTATCCATTTTCGCGCCCATGTGCTGCAGCGGGAAGGCAAGCCACTTCACCAGCCAGTCCAGCGCCTCAGCGTCATTGTTGCAGAGGAACGAGATCAGCCAGCGCAGGTTCTCGCAGGCGGCGTCATCACGGACAGGCTCAAGGGGCAAGCCTTCGAAGGTGTTGATGTAGATCGCCGGGTCCTTGGTCATCGTTGGGTCGAACACGATGTGATCGACGTCGACCACCCGGCGCTCCGGGCTGTTCAGCCAGAGCTGGTAAGCATCGCCCAATGCCATCTTGACGCTGCCCTCGGGCAATCGTCGTTTCTTCTCACGGTCCCAGGCCTCTTTCGTACCGTCGATGTACACGTAGCGATCCAGCGGCTCCAGCTTCAGCGCCCCTCCCTTCTTGCTGGACATTTTCCGGGCCTGCTCAAGCTCTTGGACCTGCTCGGCGGCGATGAGCTTCTTGTTGGTTCGCTCCATCCATTCCTTCGCCAGCGGCTTACCGATCAATGCCTCGAAGCCTGTCCGCTTCATTACCCGTCCCTTATCCAGGTCCCACACGTTCGTGGTGCCTTCGACCAAGGCGAATCGGCGCATTGCGGTATCTACGTCCAAGGGATCGCACCCCGCTCCCCCTGTGGCCGAGGAGGCGGCCGGTCTGGCTGCTGCGACGTCCAAAGGGGTGTGGGGAAGATGCTCAGTATCGACGTCGACCGCCGCAGCCTGCTCGGCCTGCTCAACTACCGATGGGGCACGGGGAAGGTCCCCCAACGGCGGCGGAGCCGGCGGGCGAGATTTCGCATCGATGCCAAGGTTCTGAGCTGCCGCCCTAATGGCCGCACGCTGGTCTCCGTCATGCATCAAAATGCAGAACACATCGAAGGCATCGTTCTTGTGCCCGTTGGAGAGCGGGTCGGAGGTGTGGTGGGAGTAGAGCTTGCCCTCGGTGATAGTGATGCCCGGAAGACCGGAGCTGCTGTGGGGGCTCAGCCACTTCCCGCCGACTCGCTTGTATCCATGGGCCTCGATCATCGT